ATTATTTAATAAACTCTTTAAGGATTAATTATGGCAATTTATAGAGGACCAGGTGGACCAGGTGATGCTACAACAGATGCTACCAGTGAAGGTATAGTAGCGTCTAATGCGGCTGCTGCTGCCCTTGCAAGTCAAACCGCTGCTGCGGCTAGTGCAAGTGCCGCTGCTTCAAGTGCTTCTGCTGCTTCAACAAGTGCTAGTGCTGCATCTAGTTCTGCATCAAGTGCAGCTAGTTCAGCTTCAACAGCAACTACACAAGCAGGTAATGCAGCAACAAGTGCATCAAATGCTGCCTCATCCGCAACAGATTCTGCTAACTCAGCAACTACTTCAGGTACATACTCTACTTTATCAAGAGATTGGGCTAATAAAACTTCATCTACCGTAGCTGACAGTGAGTGGTCAGCAAAAGCTTATGCTTTAGGTGGAACTGGTGGTCCTTCAGCTGGTAATGCTAAAGACTGGGCTATTAAGACATCTTCTACAGTCGATGGTACAGAATGGTCAGCTAAAAAATATGCTAATGATTCAGCAGCAAGTTCTGAATTAGCTAATGATTGGGCTACAAAGACTTCAGGTACTGTAGCAGGTGGAGAATACTCTGCTAAATACCATGCACAAGCAGCCTCTACTTCTGCATCTAACGCTGCAACTTCAGCTTCTAATGCTTCTACTAGTGCCTCTAATGCAAGTACATCTGCATCTAATGCAGCTTCTAGTGCTGCTGCCGCAGCTGCTTCATTTGATAGCTTTGATGACATTTATTTAGGAGCTAAAGCTAGTGCTCCTACAACAGATAATGATGGAAATGCTTTACAAACAGGTGCTATCTATTGGAATACTACAACTAACTCACTATGGATTAGAAATAATAGTGTATGGGATCCTGCTGCATTCTCAGCATCAGGCTCAGTAATTTCATTCAATACAAGATCAGGTGCAGTGACATTAAATTCAACTGATGTTACAACTGCATTAGGATTTACTCCAGGACAAGGTACAGTTACATCCGTAGCTGCATCAGTTCCTACAGGATTAACCGTTACAGGTAGTCCAGTTACTTCAGCAGGTACTTTAGCTTTCAGTTATACTGCTGGTTATGAAATCCCAACAACAACAAAACAATCTCAATGGGATACAGCATATAGTTGGGGCAACCATGCTTCAGCAGGGTATCTAACATCTGCTACAGCTGCAACTACTTATCAACCATTAGACGGTGATTTAACAGCTATTGCTGCTTTATCAGGTACAAGTGGTTTCCTTAAGAAAACAGCAGCTAACACTTACACATTAGACACCAATACTTATTTAACTTCATATACAGAAACAGATCCTGTTTACACAGCATCAACATGGTATTCAACTACTAATAATGCTACTAATTGGAACACAGCTTATAGCTGGGGTAATCATGCAAGTGCTGGTTATTTAACTTCAGCAGCAATTGGTTCAACTGTACAAGCTTATGATGCAGACTTAACTACATTAGGTGCAGGTGGATCTAGTGCTAGAAGTTTCTTAGGTTTAACAATTGGTACAGATGTTCAAGCGTATGATGCTAATACAGCTAAACTTAATGTTGCTCAAACTTGGACAGCTAAACAAACATTCACAGGTTCATCATCTGTTATTGCTTCTAAATTCGTAAATGCTTTAGAAGGTGTAACTGTATCAGCTACAGCAGCTACAGGCACAATTAATTATGATGTAACTACACAATCAGTTTTGTATTATACATCTAATGCTTCAGCTAACTGGACAGTAAACTTTAGAGCTTCTAGTGGTACATCTTTAGATACAGCTATGGCAACAGGTGAAGCTATTACAGTAGTATTTTTAGTCACACAAGGTTCTACAGCATATTATAATAATACAGTTCAAATTGATGGTAATTCTGTTACACCTAAATATCAAGGTGGTACAGCATGGACAGCAGGTAACGCTTCTAGTATAGATGCTTATTCTTATACTATCGTTAAAACAGGTTCAGCAACATTTACAGTATTTACTGCTCAAACACAATTTAAATAGGATTTACTAATGCCATTATTGTCAAGACTAGCTATACAAGCCGCAAGAGCTTATGGCGTTCTATCATCTAAAAGCACTAATATATCTGCATCTTATTTGGTTGTAGCTGGTGGTGGTGGCGGAGGTTATAATGGATCTACAACTGGTCGTGGCGGTGGTGGTGGAGCTGGTGGCTTTCAAACTTCTACATTTACATTATCTACACTTAATACTTATACAGTAACAGTTGGTGCTGGCGGTCCAAATGGTACACGTGGTTCATCTGCATCAGGTAATAATTCAGTTATAAGTGGAACAGGAATTACTACTGTTACCTCTACAGGTGGTGGAGGTGGCGGTTCTGGAACAAACTCACCAGACTTAAGAAATGGTGCATCTGGAGGATCAGGTGGAGGTGCGGCAACTTATGCTGGTTCTGGTACAGGTGGTACTGGCACTTCAGGACAAGGTAATAATGGTGGAGCAGGTACTGAAGCTGCACCAGCTTATGGAGCAGGTGGCGGAGGTGGAGCTTCTGCTGTTGGCGCTACAGGAACATCTAGTGTAGGTGGTAATGGTGGAGCAGGTTCTTCATCATCTATCTCTGGAAGTTCAGTTACCTATGCTGGTGGAGGTGGAGGAGGTAGTTATTCTACATCTGGCACTATTGGTACAGGTGGCTCTGGTGGCGGTGGTTCAGGTTCATCATTTTCAAGTGCGCTTGTAGGTACTGCTGGTACAGCTAATAGAGGTGGTGGTGGCGGAGGTGGTACTGATGGTTATAATTCAGGTGCTGGAGGTTCAGGCATAGTCATCATATCTTACACATCTGCTACACCTAAATTCACAGGTGGTACAGTCACAACTTCTGGTGGTAAACAAATACACACATTCACAGCTTCAGGTTCTCTTACACCTGCAAGTGCAGTTATAGCAGACTATTTAGTAGTTGCTGGTGGGGGTGGAGGTGGTGCTGTTGCAAACACTTCTGCTGGTGGTGGTGGTGCAGGTGGTTTACTTGCATCTACAACTACACTTTATTATCCTGCTACATACACAGTAACAGTAGGTGCAGGTGGTGCAGGTGGTGTTAATGGTTCTGATTCTATAGTTTCAGGCACAGGTTTATCTACAATCACATCTACTGGTGGTGGTAGGGGTGGTTCAGGTTCTTATGCTGCTTCAACTGGTGGTTCAGGTGGTGGTGGTGGTTATTTTGTTTATCCTACAGGTGCTGCAGGAACTTCAGGACAAGGTTTTGCTGGTGGTAATGGTAATAATGTTGCAGGAAATAGAACTTCTGGCGGTGGTGGTGGTAGTGGTTCTGTTGGTGTAAATTTTACTAGCACAGCTTCTGGTAATGGTGGTAATGGAACTGCGTCATCTATATCAGGTTCAAGTGTTACTTACGCTGGCGGTGGCGGTGGAGGTGCAGAGTCTGAAACAAGAGGAACAGGTCAAGCTGGTGGTGGTAATGGTGGTAATGCTTCAAATAACTGCACTTCTGCAACAGCAAATACAGGTTCAGGTGGCGGTGGTATAGGCGGTAACCAACCATCTTCTACAACATTTGGTTCTGGCGGTTCAGGTATCGTTATCATCTCATACACAGGCTCACAACAATTTACAGGCGGAACTGTAACATCATCAGGTGGCAAAACAATACATACATTTACAAGCTCTGGTAGTTTAGCTCCTATATACTCTGTAGACTATTTAGTAGTTGCAGGAGGTGGAGGTAGTGGAACTGATGGTGGCGGTGGCGGTGGTGGTGGTGGATACCAAACATCTACAACAAATTTAATTATAGGCAATACATATACAGTTACTGTTGGTAGTGGAGGTGCAATTCATGGTAGTGGAAATAACTCTTCATTATCAGGTACAGGCATAACTACCATTACTTCTACTGGTGGTGGTGGAGGTGGTGGTAGTGGAAACGGTAGTGCAGGTTTAACTGGTGGCTCAGGTGGTGGTGGTAGAGGATGGAATGGAAACACAGCCAATGGAGCAGCAGGTACATCAGGACAAGGTAATGCTGGTGGAAATGGTGGTGTTGCGCCTGCCAGTGCATCTGGAGGAGGAGGCGGTGGTGCTAGTGCATCAGGTGCAAACGGAACAGGATCACAAGCAGGAGCTGGAGGTAACGGTACTGCATCTAGCATAACTGGTTCTTCTGTCACATATGCAGGAGGTGGTGGTGGTGGTGGTTATCCACTAGGTGGAACAGCAATAGGAAATGGTGGCTCTGGAGGTGGTGGTAATGGAGGTGGAAATGCTACAGCAGGGGTTGCAGGGACTGCTAACACAGGTGGTGGTTCAGGTGGTGGTGGAGGTGCAGGTGGACTTGGAAATACAGGAGGCTCAGGTATTATAATTCTACGCATTCTAACATCTAAGTATTCTGGAACAACTACAGGAAGCCCAACAATTACAACAGATGGACTTTATACTGTGGTAAAATATACTGCCTCTGGCACTTACGTAGCTTAACTTAAAGGAGAAACATTTTGGCACATTTTGCTCAACTAGAAAATAACATAGTAAAACAAGTAATAGTAGTATCTAATCAAGACATTCTTGATGAAAATGGACAAGAGTCAGAACAAAAAGGTATAGACTTTTGCTCTAACCTATTAGGAGGTACTTGGAAACAAACATCCTATAACGGTAAAATTCGTAAGAATTATGCTGGTATTGGGTATACTTATGATGAAGGTCGTGATGCTTTTATTCCACCTAAACCATATAATTCATGGTTATTAGATGAAGATATTTGTCAATGGAAAGCTCCAGTTGACTATCCAACTGATGGTGAAAGATACACTTGGAATGAAGAAACATTAACTTGGGACAAAGTAGAGGTAGAATAATGACTCCTGATCAACAAAAAGAAGCCATTAAAGAAGCATTAGAAGAGTGGTTAGATAAACAATTTACCAAGTTTGGTAGATGGTCTCTTCGTAGTATTGGGGCAATAGCTCTAGCGGCATTAGTGTATATGTGGGCTATGTCGCATGGCTGGTCTATTAAATAAAAAAACTTTACGACACTTATATAGTGCCTTTATAAAGCTACCCCCATTTAATAGATACCCAATGCCTTCACCTCTAAAGATGAGGTTTGAAGTGATGGATTCAGATGATTGTGATGGATTGTTTACACCAAGTAACATGACTATTCACATAGAATCTAGACAGAATAGTTTTAAGAAGATGACTGAAGTATTGCTACATGAGATGATTCATGTGTTGTTATATAAAAGAAATATGTACACAAATAAGTATGCGAACCATGATGGTGATTTTGAAGAGTTAGCTAATGAAGTCTGTAAGTTGTATAAATTTAATAGAAAGACATTTTAATGAAACATTTAATATATTTACTTTTAATATTAGCAACACTATTTTACATCCATAAAGCTGAAGCAGAAGAATACATGGTTATGCAGTATAATGAGAATGTTCGTATAGTTCTCTCTAAAGAGAAATGTCCTACAAAAGGATTTAGAGCTGTAGCTCAAAGAATAGATAAGCAAGTAATGAAAGCTTGTTGGTCTCCTAACGGAAACTTAATTAATATTCAATGGGAAGGTGGAGACTTTAGTGAGTTTCCTGTAGATAGATTTTATCCAGTAGAGGTGAAATAATGGATCCAGTAACAATATTAGCAGCATTAGGACCTTTAGCAGTAGATTTAGGTAAGTCACTCATCAACAGATTTGTAGCACCTGATCAGTTTAAACCCGCTACTATAGAACAATATGCTCAAATGAAGGGCATAGATTTAGAGTTCTTTAAAGTGATGAATGAAGCAGGTGGAGGTAATCCATCTTATCCATGGGTAGAAGCTATTGTAAGACTTATGAGACCAGCGATTGGTCTATTAGTATTAGCTACATGGGCAACTATGCACCTACAAGGTATCGCAACACCTGAGGTAGATAACTTTGCTAGTGCTGTAGGATTCTATTTATTCGGTGAAAGAAGTTTGTTCTACATTAAGAAGAAATGAAGTTAAGTCCTAATTTTAGTTTAGAAGAACTTACTTTTAGTCAAGTAGCATCAAGAAGAGGGTTAAATAATACCCCTTCAGAGAAAGTAAAAGATAACTTAGAAAGACTTGCATTCTTTTTAGAACAAGTCCGTAAACTATTTAATAAACCACTCCTGATTAGTTCAGGATATAGATCGAGGGAAGTAAATGAAGCAGTGGGTGGAAGTAAAGCCTCACAACATTGTGAAGGATGTGCAGCTGACTTTAATGTCAAGGGAATGTCTCCTAATGCTGTGGTCAGAGCCATTGTCGATGCTAATATACCTTACGATCAGGTCATACTAGAATTTGATAGTTGGATACATATTTCTATCCCAACTGTTAAAGGAGTAGCACCAAGGAAACAAGCTTTAATTATAGATAACAAAGGTAAAAGAAACTTTAACTAAGAGGGAATAATTATGCCAATGGTCGGAATGAAAAAATTTAGTTACACATCTAAGGGAAAAAAAGAAGCTAAAGAGTACGCAAAGAAAACTGGTAAGAAAATGGTTTCTAAACCTAAAAAAACTGGTGCAAAGCGTGGCTACTAAGCAAGGACTCTATGCTAACATCCATGCTAAGCGTAAAAGAATAGCAGCAGGATCAGGTGAAAAGATGCGTAAGGTGGGGGCTAAAGGTGCTCCCACTGCTAAAGCATTTAAACAAAGTGCTAAAACAGCGAGGAAGAAATGATTAAAAAAGGCAAAGAAACTTTTAGTGGTTTTAATAAACCAAAGAAAACTCCTAGCCATCCTACTAAAAGTCATGCAGTGTTAGCTAAAGTAGGGGATGTAGAAAAGTTAATTAGATTTGGTCAGCAAGGTGTAAGTGGTGCAGGATCTGCCCCTAAAACAGCTTCTGAGAAAGCTAGACAAAAGTCTTTTAAAGCAAGACACGCTAAGAACATAGCAAAAGGTAAAATGTCAGCAGCATATTGGGCTGATAAAGTAAAATGGTAATAAATTAGTTGACAAATAGCCATTCTTATGGTATAATTGTTGTATATACTGGGAAAATAACACATGACTTATTTAGAAATTGTCAATAAGGTTTTAAAAAGATTAAGGGAACCAACAGTGGCTTCTGTGAGTGAAAACTCATATAGCTCATTGATCGGTGACTTAGTTAATGTCGCTAAGCGAGAAATTGAAGACGCATGGAACTGGTCTGCTTTAAGAACAACTCTTACAGCTACCACTGCTCCTGATCTCTTCAACTATGTGCTTCGTGGTGCTGGAACTCGTTTTAGAGTTATTGACGTTGTAAATGACACAGACAATTTCTTCTTACAACCAAGAGATAGTAAATGGTTTGAAACAAACCTATTAATGGTTCCTGTACAAAAAGGAACTCCTAAATATTATAACTTTAACGGTGTAACACAATATGGTGATACACAAGTTGATATATTCCCTGTACCTGATACAGCTTATACAGTTCGTTTTAATGTGGTTATGCCACAAGATGATTTAACAGAAGATGCTGAAGTAGTACAAATACCTTATACCCTTCTTATTGAAGGTACTCTTGCAAGAGCAATTGCTGAGAGAGGTGAGGATGGTGGAAACCAAGATCAAGAAATGCGTTATAGAAATATGTTAGCAGATTTAATTGCAATTGAAGCTGGTACTCGTCCTGAAGAAACTACTTGGTATCCTAAATAATGGCTGGAACATTAAAGACTACTTCTATAGCTGCACCTGGATTCATGGGTTTAAATACTCAAGATTCCTCTGTTACACTTGAGAGTGGTTATGCTTCTATTGCTACTAATTGTATCATTGATAAATATGGTAGATTAGGTGCTAGAAAAGGATGGGATGCTGTTACTACAAATAATGGTACTCTTACTGATTCAGAAGCTATTGGTTCTATATTTGAATTTAAAGAGATAGATGGTACAATTACTTATTTATCTGCTGGTGGTGGTAAACTATTTTCAGGAACTGAAACTCTAACAGAGCACATTCCTAAAGCAGCAGACCAAACAACTAATGCCCCTATTACTCCTACAGATGATAGATGGCAATTTGCAGCACTACCTGAAGGAAGTGGTATTACAGCCTCTTCATACGGCTTTGCAGCACAAATTGGTAATCCATTCTTAGTATGGAGAAAGTCATCTCATTCAGGTCCTTACATCTTTCAAAGAGTAGGTGATTATGGAACTAAGCCAACAGGTGTTACAACATTTGACCCTGATTGTGTATTAGCAGCATTTGGTAGAATATGGACAGCTAGACTAACAAGTAATAAAGTTAATCTATATTATAGTAGATTGTTAGATGGAGCAGCATTTACTGGTACTGGTTCAGGTTTATTAGATATTAGCTCTGTAGTTGGTAATAATGATGAGATTACAGCATTAGCTTACCACAATAGTTATTTAGTTATATTCTGTAAGAATCACATTGTTATCTATCAAGGTGCTAACGATCCAACTACAATGACATTAGCTGATGTGGTAGTAGGTGTAGGATGTATAGCAAGAGATTCTGTACAAAGCACAGGTACTGATTTAATATTCTTATCAAAGAGTGGTGTAAGAAGCTTTAACAGAACAGTGCAAGAAAATACAATGCCTCTTCGTGAACTCTCTTTAAATATTAGAGATGACCTAGTAGGATACTTAGCAGTTGAAACTGTGGAAAATATTAGAAGTGCATACTATGAAAAGGATGCTTTCTATCTTCTAACATTTCCAGGTTCTAAGATTATGGTCTATTTTGACTTAAGACAAGCACTACAGAATGGTGCTGCTAGAACTACATTATGGAATAACACAGCTGGTACAAATTATACAGCATTTTGTTCTACCGAGGATAGAGAATTATTTATAGGTCTTCCAGGTAAGATTGTTAAATACAATGGCTATTTAGACGGTAATGCGTCATATAATATGCAATATTATACTTCTAGTTCTGATTTAGGAAGTGCTACAACAAATAAAATGCTTAAAAAAGCATCATTAGTACTCATAGGTAGTGGTGATCAAGACTTCTCATTTAAGTATGGTTATGACTATACATTAAATTATACTTCACAACCTATTAATAGAAATTTAGGTTCAGGTATATATAGTACTTTTGGTAGTACTTTTGAGTATAATATAGCAAAATATTCTTCTGTAGGTATAGGTGTTAATACAATTAGTGTACCTTTAGGTGGATCAGGAAAAGTAATACAATTTGGAGTTGAATCAGAGATTAATGATAATCCAGTGTCTATTCAAAAAATAGATGTTTATTTACAAACAGGGAAAATGATATAATGGCAAACTATACCAAGTCAACTAACTTCTTAGCAAAGGATTCATTAGCTTCAGGAGATCCAGCTAAAATTATTAAAGGTTCTGAATTTGATGTAGAGTTTAATGCTTTACAAACAGCAGTCAATAGTAAAGCTAATTCTATTTCTCCTGCTTTAACTGGTACTCCAACAGCTCCAACAGCTAGTTCAGGGACTAATACATCACAAATTGCTACTACAGAGTTTGTAACTACTGCTGTTTTAAATGGTGGTGCCCCATCAGGTTTAATTGCTATGTGGTCAGGTTCTATTGCAACTATCCCTGCTGGTTGGTTATTATGTAATGGTACAAGTGGTACTCCTGATTTAAGAAATAGATTTGTAGTGGGTGCTGGTTCTACTTATGCAGTTGCAGCTACTGGTGGTAGTGCAGATGCTATAGTGGTTAGCCATACCCATACTGTGACTGATTCAGGTCATAGCCATACAACAGGAACAACAGGTAATAGTTACCTTGGTGATGTTTCAGGTGGAGGTGGTAGAACACATCCATCAGGTTCATCAGCAAATGTTACATCAACTTCTACAACAGGTATTTCTATTAATACAAGTGGCTCTAGTGGTACAAATGCTAATTTACCTCCATACTATGCTTTAGCATATATAATGAAGAGTTAATGAGTAAGATAGAATATGTAAATCTTCTTTATAGGATTTATGGAAGTCCTAAAGAGAATAAAAAGGAATTTATTGAAGAAGCAATAACTTGGGAATATTACCCAGTTTATAAGAATGATTTAGTAGTAGCTTTGTTTATGACTAAAGGGAATAATATCCATTGTGGATGTCTTCCTGAGTATAAAGGTAAGTGGTTTCCAATGAAAATGTATAAAAGATTATGTAAGAATATAATCTTAAAATATGGAAAAGCTGAAACATCTACTTTTCCTGAAACAAAAGAGTTCGTAGAAAGACTTGGGTTTAAGGAAGTAAGTAGAAATGAAAATGTTATTAATTTTATAAAAACAGAGGTTTAATATGAGTTTTGTATCAAAATTATTCGGTGGTAAAGATGCTCCTAAAGTCCCTGACTATCAAGCATCACCAATAACCACTCCTTATGGCACAGTGACCCCTTCAGGTGCTGGTGGTGTTAGTGTATCATTATCGCCTGAATTACAGAAGTTTTTTAATTTATATACCTCTGCTGCTGAAAGAGCTCTCCCTTCTGAAGAGCAATTAAGCTTTGCTGGTGATGTTTCTCAAATGGGACAAGGTTTATTCTCTAGAGGTGCTGGTACAGATATTGGTGCTAAGACAAGAGACTACTACAATCAAGTAATTTCTAGTATGGAACCACAAAGAGCTCAAGAAGAGTCTAGACTTGCTGATACACTATTTTCACAAGGTCGTACAGGAGCTGGTGTTGGTGTTAGTGGTGGTGGTTATATTAACCCTGAACAATACTCTTTATTTAGAGCTAGAGAAGAAGCTAATAAAAATATTTATCTAGGTGCTGAAGATAGAGCAAGACAACAACAGATTGATGACCTTAGAAATGCTTTAGGTATCTATGGCACTGGTCAAGAACTTGCTGTAGCCCCATTAACAACTGCAGCTGGTTTATTAGGAACTGGTGTTAATCTAGCTGGTCTTCCTTCACAATATATTCCATACTCATTACAAGCTGGTCAAAATGTAACTGGTGTAAACCAACAAAATGCTCAAATTGAGGCTCAAAATCAAGCTAACCGTCTTGGCTTTTGGGGTGGTCTCATTGGTACAACAGTTAATGCGTTTAATCCATTCACTAAACTAGGTGGTTTATTTGGTGGAAGCTCTCCTGCTTCAAGTGGGGGTGGTGCATTTACTGGTGGAATTACACTACCTAGATATTAATTAAGGAAAAATTATGGCTGGAATCGTACCTAGTTTATTTGGACCTACTCCACAAGAGTTAGAAACTCAAAGAAGACAACAACAATCTGAGTTACTAAAAGCTTATGCTGCTCAAGGTCCTAGAGCTGCTGCTGGAGCAGGTGTTGGCACATTGATTGGTCAAGGTCTTAATGCTTTATTTGGCACACAAGACCCTGAAATTAAAAGAGCCACTGATGTCTATAAAGTATTACAAACTACTCAACAAGAACTAGGTGATGGTGTATCTGACCCTAACATTCTTTATCCTACTCTTCAAAAGAGATTCACAGAAGCAGGTTTACCTGATGTTGCTGCTAAGGTAGCTGAAGAAGGTGCTTCTAAGATTATTGATTGGAATACTAAACAAGCTACTATTAAGCAAAAAGAGTTTGATCTAAAACAAGATCAAGATGCTAAATTAGCTTTACAAAACTTAAATGCTAAAACTGCAGAAGAGGGTAGATCTCCTACTACTGAAGAAATTATAAACACACTCTCAATTTA